TACGCTCGCTGCGCTCGCTGGACATGTGCTTGCTCCTCGCGCTAGCCGCTACGCGGCGCGCTGCGGTGCGTGCCCGGCTGTGGCCGGGCTCCGCTCGCTGCGCTCGCTCCGATAAACATAAGCGGACGGGGTAGAGCATGACTGGAGGTGGACGTCACCGAACGCTACAGCATAACAAACATCATAAACAGTTCTCTCGGCTATTGACCTTCGATCAAGTGATATACTCTCTTAAACATATAATATTATTAATTGAAAAATTCTTCAAGTACAATACGGCGCATAAGAGCGCTTGTTTGAGGATGGGGTTCACCATTCTCGGAAAACACACTTTCAGGATGAAAATTAGAAGTTACAATAAAATTGATAACATGTAGAGGGACCATGTCCCCTTTAGTTTCCACATAACACTTATAACGATCAAACCATCTAAGAAGATGGTTGATGTCTATTCCTTTGGGTCCGAAGTCGTCGATAATACAATCTTTTTCGAGTAGATATCCGGTCCACCATTTTGTACGGGGCTCCTTGATATAAGCCTCTGGCAATTCTTCATGGGCCTTCCGGGACTTCCCGGCTCCGGGGGGACCATAGAACCATCGAACATGTATGTCTGGACGTGTGATGGCGGTGGCATGGCCAAGAGAGTTTCGGAGCAAAGTATGTCTGGACCAATAGTAGACTCCTGGGTTGGCATCAGCGAATTCAGAAATTCCATGTCGTCCTCGTTCAAATGCCAATCTCCATTCCCCAGCAAGCTGGTCTCGATTCTTCGGTCTTGCTCTAACTTCTGTTCCTCCAGGACAAGATCCTTCTTCGATAAAATCATTCCCTTTAGAGCAGTAAACTCTGTTATGAGCTCCTCCTCCTTTAGCAACTTCAAAATGGCCTCGCGAAGACAGTTGATCTTTAAGTTGTGCGAGGCTATGGCTGATTGATAATGAGCAATATCCTTGGAGATGCGGTGTGCCCGAGTCGCCAACCTCCTTTCCGACAATAAAGTATTTGGAGATAGACCTAAGGCATCGCAATACTCCTTGATACTCTTCATCTGTATAGTTATTTATTGTGAAACACCAATTTTTTGCAGACGGCGCTCTAGGCATTTTATTGATAATAAGCACGCATATACAACGTATTTATAGTACAAAGAAAGGGGGGGGGAACAAAGTGGGGGGAGGGGTAATACTGAAACCCTCCCCCCTTTGACAAATTCAATATACAAATTTAAAATACATCACCAGCAAAAGATAAATTAAATGACACGCAACATATAACATTAGTTGTAAGCACGGCTGAGCCCGCGAAATCTCTCGCGGTCACTATCCACCTTGGTCTTTGGCCACTTGTAAACGCAGCCTGATCAATCTTCTGTACACGCAATCTTCTATCGATCGTGGAAGTAGCCAGCGGTTCTAGAAGAAACTTAGTCCTATAGATAATACGGCCCACAGTCGTATTAAACTCGGGTATAATGGACGGGTCCCAACCAACTGAAACACTAGTTGGTATAGACGATGTAGTTACCCTAGCAATGGGTGCCACGTAAAATGCCTCTATCTCAACAGGATTAACTGTTGAATCATTAAAGAATGACAATGAAGTCTTGCCACCTCGTAGAACAATATCACTACTAAACGCAGGGACTAACGATGCAGCATCTAACATTTGAGCACCGCCGCTTGCATTCCAGAATGCAGAAGCACCATTATATAATGCCTCAATTACACTTACTGTTTTCTCCACAGTTAACGGACGTGTTACTATAGTGGACGCATATGCAGCATTGGATCTATAGTGAGCCATCTGCAAAGAACTTCGCCATATCATTGACCTCCATGTGCGTCGAGACACACGGCGAGATCTAAATGGCAGAAAGCGCCCAGCGGCACTCTGACTAGTTTGAGTCATTGCACGAGACCTACGGGAATTGGTTCTCCTTCGTTTAAAGCGGGGACCGGATTGTTGTCTCCGGCGTTTGCCCAAAACGGAGCGAGAAGCAATACGCGTTTGCCTAGTACGAGCCATCCTACTAAATAAATTAGGGGACTTCGGTTCATTAGCATATGTGATTTAAGTTCGGGTATTTATAGCCACAAGGGATTACGCTCGCTGCGCTCGCTGGACATGTGCTTGCTCCTCGCGCTAGCCGCTACGCGGCGCGCTGCGGTGCGTGCCCGGCTGTGGCCGGGCTCCGCTCGC